TGTAAGTTCAACTTTCAATGAACTGCCGGTTATGGTCCGTTAACCTACTGTAAAGCTGATCTAAGAGAGACCAGTAACAGGCGAATCACAACGTGAATGTGGCGTGGTTGGCAACTAGGATAGTAACCTTGAATAACTCTTGTTACATTAGGCTTGACAACCTAACGAATTGTCATGGGGTTAAGTTGTGTAATCAACCGATATGGAGCGCACTCCAGAAATTGGAAATTATTCCCGATTAAGACACGTAAAGTCTAGGTCAATGATTCGCGTCATTGGAGTCAGTCCGTTCAGATGAGGAGGTCGCTAGATGAGAGCGATAAGTGAATCAGAACTCCAAAATTGCCTAGATTCAGGGTCAACAAAACGCTACCATCTTTATCAAAAGCGACTGCTTCAGGATAATGATAAGCGGATCTATGATGACCGGGCAGTTAAGGTATTAATGCGATATTGCACGAAGCCTAAACTAGTGCGAGATGAGCTGCGATACCTAAGGAATCTCAAAGGTGAGGATGGTTTACCATTCTGCCGATCCATTAGGCGATATGCTGATATGGAAACCCAGTGGGAAGGATTCTTGAAACCGGAGAAAGGAAGTTTCTTGTGGAATTCCCATTGTCAAGCTGCTGTTGAAAGGGTGAGTAAGCGATACTCAAATTATACCCATAAACTCAATGCACTTGTATATCGATCTGATGAAGATATACATGATGCTGTCACTGATTGGACAACCGCAACAGGCTGGGAGTATATCCTAACCGGTGCTAGGCACAAGGTTGATGTTTTAAGTGGCGTTTATAACCGTTGGAAGTCGAAAATGGCAGAGGCCTTACAAATTGGAACTTTTAATAGTCCGATATTGTGTGCAACGAGGACTCAGGCTAGTGGCGCTTATGATGCCGAAGGTAACCGAACTTACACTTGTAAGCATAAGACGCGAGCTGTCAATATGGTAGATGTATACCAAATTATAGCGGAATCCATTTGGGGTAAACCCATGAATGAGCGCGTGAAGAGGTATAGCTACTCTGCGATTGGTAAGTCGGATGCTGAAATTGGACGTTGGGTTTATTCGCGACGGAGTAGACTTAAAAGCTGGATTTCTTTCGATTATTCGAAGTATGATAGCACAATACCGTCATGGCTGTTAGCGAAAGCCTTTGAAATTCTAAAGTCCTGCTTTCATGAATCTGAGTATGATGCTCTCTGGGAGTTAGTTGTCAATGATTTCATCCATAAGAACATAGTTACCGGGACTTCGGTAATTCACGTCGACCATGGAAATCCATCCGGTAGTAGATTCACGGCACTCGTAAACGGAGT